TGGGCGCAGTTAATAAGAGAAGCAAGAGAAATAAATAAATTCCATTCAACATTCATTGACTCCATACAAAGATACGTTCACAAAGGTAGAATTCACTCAGAAATAAATCAATTAAGATCTGACCAGGGTGGTACCGTATCTGGACGTTTAAGTTATTCTAATCCTAATCTTCAACAAATACCAGCAAGAAATAAAGAGTTTGGTAATAAGATAAGAAGTTTATTTTTACCTGAAGAAGGTAGACAATGGGGTAGTTTTGATTACTCACAACAAGAGCCAAGATTAGTAGCTCACTATGCTGCATCTGTAGATATTGATGGTTCATTTACGGGTGCAGATGAGTTTATAAAAGCTTATGAAAGTGATGAAGCAGACTTTCACCAAATAGTTGCTGATATGGCAGGTATATCTAGAACTAATGCTAAAACGATCAATTTGGGTCTTTTTTATGGTATGGGTAAAGCTAAATTAGCAAGGGAATTAGGTATATCAAAAGATGCTGCTGAGAATTTGTTAAGTAAATATCATACTAGAGTGCCTTTTGTTAAAAGATTGGCTGAAGCTGTTACTAATAGTGCCTCAAAGTATGGCTTTATTCGCACAATAAGGGGTCGTAAATGCCGATTCAACATGTGGGAGCCTGCTACCTTCGGAATGAACAAAGCTATGCGTTATGAGGAGGCTAAGGCCATATATGGAAATAACATCAGAAGAGCCTTTACTTATAAGGCCCTAAACAGGTTAATTCAAGGATCTGCAGCAGATCAAACAAAACAGGCTATGATCAATTGTTACAAGCAAGGGTTTAAACCCATGTTACAAATTCATGATGAATTATGCTTTTCCATTAATGAAGAAAGTGATATAATAAAAATTAAGGAGGTTATGGAAAGTGCTATCGAATATCTTAAAGTCCCATTCAAAACAGACGTTGCACTCGGAACAAGCTGGGGAAATGCAAAAGAATAATTGTCCAAGATGCAATGGTACCAGGTTAATAGAAACCTGGCACGATATTGCTGAAACTCATAAGGTTACGACTGAGTGTCCTCTTTGTCTTCCTGACCTTGATCTTCAATCTCTTCGATCGTCTGGTCTTTGAACCTAGGATCATAATTATAAAATTTTATTTTATAACCTTTCTCTTTAAGTTCTTTTAAACGTTTTTGATTCCAATAAAACATTTGCTCTCCTTTTTTATTTATACCCTATTATACCATGAGCTATTTTTTGATTTTTTATTTTATTGAATAGTAAACGATCACTTGTTGCAGGGGTTCTATTCTAGATGCGACACTGAATGCTTTTTGTTAATTTATTGATTACAGACACAACCCATTAAAATTCCTGTTTCATCTTTCATTACATGTGCATTAACAGGATAATCATAATATGTTGTTAAATGCAATCTAAGTATATCACAAAGATCAAAACAATTTACTTCATCTAACAAGGTTATTCCATCTGTAATAGACTTTGTAACTTCTACTAAATGATATAAACCATCATTTAAAAGTATTAGATCCATTTAGAGCGCACTATCCTTAGGGTTTTGAGTTAATTTTGAAAAAGCTTAACCTGCTTTTTTTAAAAGATCAGTTTTTGCATCAATAACACTTTGATCATTGATTCTGACCTTTACATCTTTTAGTTCTATGTCGATCCACTTCATGTCAGGAGTTACTCTGCCCTGAGACAACGCTTGTGTTGCCCACTTGGATTCCAGCTGAAGTTTTTTCGCCACTAGTTCTTGTAGAGACATTTCTATCAACCTCCTCAAATGTAATATAGACACGATCAGTTCCATAAAAGCTCTCATCAATGCCTGTTATCTCTCCTGAATTTACGCCATTTGAAAACGTTTCAAGAGCTGCTTTATCATCTGATGCTTCAAGCGTCTTATCAATATATATGCTTTTGTATCTTGCTTGGATGCGATAAAGCTTCATAAGTCATTATATAACAAAATGTGATAAAAATGCAACAGTATTGACAAACATAGTAAAATAAGGGTTTTTTACATAATAATAAAAATATCCTTGCATATCCCATTAAAATATCTATATTCTAATTATTAACAAAAGGAAAAGTATGACAACTAAAACAACAGATCCTATTCTAGAAACATTAAAAGCAACTTCTGGCTTAGCACAAACAGCTGAACCATTAGTTCTTAAACCTGAATGGGAAATAAAAGATAAAGATGCAGATGATGTAAAAATTAAAAAATTTGTTTTTACTTTTGACGAAGAGTCAAACAAACTATCCCTGCATGTAAACAATGAACTTTACAGAGAGTACAATTGTAAAGATAATCTTAGTGCTTCAATTAAATTTCATGAAGCATTGGATAAGGCACTATCATGTTTCACTTCTTGGAAGATTTATGACAGGAACTAAACTTAAGTCACAGGGTGAAGCATTTAATAGTTGGATAAAAGAAGTTGATAAAATTATATCCAACACACAAGTATTGACAGCAAGTGGGGATCCTATGGAATATGGTGATCCTCATTTTCAAGATCAGTTGAAAAGATTAACAGCTTGTTCTATTAATTTTGATTATATGCCAATATATCCAATTAATGAGCAGATAGCAGTTGATTTACTTTGGGATGAGATACAAGCAAAAAAGGATGGAATGGATGAACAATCTAATACTTAAAACAATTATTTGTGCAATATTGTTTTTAATACCTGCGAAAGCACTATTATTTATTATTGCATTTATATCTTACGTAACATTTTATTAGGAAGATTATGAAAAATAATAGAAAATCATATAGAATATTTAAAGCCCTAAGTAAACCAGCTCAAAATATTTTAAAATTAGAGTATGAAATATGTAAGGTAGAAAATTACGAGAATAAAAAATGGAATAATAGATTTCAATCTTTTTGGAATTGGTTATGGATGACTAAATTTAAAAAGAGACCTATGGATAAAGTCATGAAAATAGTTCAAAAAATTGAAAATTTTAATGCCAAATGCACAAGGATAGATGTGGTTGGTTTTACAAAAGAAGAGAAACAAAAAATAGTGAAAGGAGAACCATGGATATAAGTAAATGGAAAAGTTGTGCAGTAGACATAGACTCATATTGTATAATTAGAGCTATGGGTAAAAATGGTTTTAGACGACCAGGCAGTATGATTGCTAAATTAGTCGATGAAGAGATTAAAAAGATAGCGAGAAAAGAAGGTAAGAGCTATCAGAGTATGAAAGAGAATTTACTTAGTCAGGGAAAGAAACTCCTGAACGGTAAATAAGCCTGCAAGTTGGATGGTTAACCTTGAACCTGGGGCTGTGTGGGGGCGCGGGAGACTGGCCCCCATTAATTATTTACCCATAACATTACCTCCTTCCTGACTTAATACCCGCAAATTTTTTAAATTTAACTGTTGCAATAAAGTCACAAATTTTATATTAATCGAATCAACGTATTTCTGAGCCTATAATGAGAAGGTGAGGCTTTCAAAACACCTTATTTCCAACGAACAACGAACGCTTTAATTAACTTAAATTATAAGGAGATTAAGTGGGTAAAGCTGTAAAAAAAAGCAGCCGAGAACAGTTAGAAGCTATTTTAAATAAACTTGTTATGGTTTGCCCTAACAAGAAAACTTATGATGAAGTAACTTCTGTTATGTTTCAGTTGTATTGTGGAAATGACTTTGGTTTAGGAAATTTTAGTTTATTGTTTCTTGAGATAGTAGAGAAGCAGTGGCAATCCGGTAGAAAGAAGGCAGCTCAAGAGAAGGGGCTGAAATTGATTGTCAAAAATGCGTAGCCACGGTGTATTTTCACATCCATATCTTTTCCCACACCGTGGTTATGCTAATGAACAAGTTTGATTTTAAAGAGATAAGACTTTCAACTATTAATGAGTGTAAGTCCCTACCTGGCCCGGAGAGGACTGAATTGATTGAGGAAGTTTTAAACGATTATTATTCGACAATTGATCTCCAGTCTCCAGTAAGTATACAGAGGCACTATCGTGAGCTTTTCACCAAGCTTGTTAAGAATTTTGGGCACTAATATATCCCATGCTTTGATAGATACTGCAAGGCCAAGTGAGCAACGTTTGTTCCAAGCTATCCTTGTGCAGGCCTTTGAAGATGCCTTGAACCCTAGCCCTACTAAAACTGAAACTTATTATAAAATAGACGCTCATAACTGGTTTACTTATCCTGATTCGTTATTCGATAAAATTTGTTGGTTAGCCGGTTTTGATCCAGATATAATCACAGATAGATACAAAAGGTTACAGGACAACGGACAAGTGACATTTAGCAAGACACAAAAAACTTGGGTTCAATATAGAAAACTTTATAAGGCTTATCGTAGTTCAAGTTGCAGTGATGAGAGAAGAAGTATTATGGCAGAAATAAGGAAGTTAAAGTTTTAGATTAGTCATGGCGGTCTCCTAGATTTGTCACTGGGGGTAAAACCATCAAGAGAGCAGTAATGAAAACCCCCAGGATCATATGAATTAAACAATGAATTCATGATTTGATTATATCAGAAACTGACCGAAATGCAAAAATTATATTATATAGATTATCTAGACTCCCTTTTAAAATAAAATACCCCAGGGGGTAAAACAGGTGTCCCTGCTGTCCCTATTGTTCTATTAGTTAGATATATCAATGATAATAGTCTATTTTAGTGGTGTCCCTCTGGTGTCCCTCTGGTGTCCCTCAGGGACACGTCTTGCGGTAACGCTATCGAATGTTTTTTGGGTAGTTACTTTTTGATGAAATAATCTATATAATAGAAAAAATGCTTATAGAAATATTACTGAGTATTGGTTATACAACCCTCTGTTTAGGTGTTGCAATAATGTTACTCTACAAATGGAATAATGAATAATGGGACTTAAGAAAAAAGAATTAAGAACAGAATTAGACCTGACTCCAAAACAAAAAATGTTTGTTGAGATATATGTAAAAGATTGGGGTTCAATCACACAAGCTGAAGCACTTAAAAGAGCTGGTTATGTTTGTAAAAATGAAAATGACTACAGTGTAATTGCATCTAGATTATTATCAAGAAAACATAATCCACATGTTGCAAAGTATTTTGATAAAAGGTTTGAAAAAGAAATTAAGATGTATGAGGGTGACAACCTTAGAAGATTTAAAAGATTTGAAAGACTTGCTGATAAAGCAGAGAAGAAAGATCAATATGCTGCAGCTATCAATGCTGAGTATAGATCTGGTCAGTTAGCAGGTGCGTTTGTAGATAGAAAAGAAGTTAGAGTAACTGGTCTGGAGGGTATGTCACGTGAAGAGCTTGAAGAAAAACTCAAAGAGCTTTCAAACAAAATCGATGGGTACAATGCGAAAACCATCGAAGTCGACACAATTGATTCGAAAAGCTAGTTGGTCTGTATTTATTAAAAAGTTTAATGAGAAACATAACTCTCACTTAAACACATCAATTGGAGTAGTAAGTGTTGAAACGAAAAATAACTGTAAATAAAAAAC